TCAGTTAAAGTAATAGATGTTCCTGATCCACCTGTTCCTGCTGTATCATCTGATAAAGCGCCATTTAAAGTAGTAGTAGCTGCTTCAATTTCTTCTCCACCCCAAGTTCCAAGTGACCAACCAAAACCTTTTGCTTGCACTGCTGGTCCAACAGGATAATAATGTTGAACTCGTATGCCGCCTGAAGTTGTTGCACCGGATCCTGATTCATTTGATGGCATCGTGATCGTAATTGTTGTTGCATTTGGAACCGTTGTGACCATAAATTTTTTATCATCAAAATCAGAAGAACCAAAATTAGAATCTGTAATTGTAGAAAAATTATCCAGTAATATAATGTCTTGTGGGTTTATACCATGAGATGTACTAAAAGTTATCGTAACAGTCGGTGATCCGTTGGTCGTGGTGAATGCGCTAGTTAACGTCGTTGTAGATTTAATAGGGTGTATATCATAAAATACTCCACCAGAAAAAGCGTATAATATCCTGTTAGTTCCTATAATTGAATATTTTCTAGATAAACTATTTATAAATTGGTGAAGACCTCTACCCGCACCTGTTAATTCGTTGGATCCTGAGCCGCCTAATTGATTCCAACCACCTATTTTTTCAGGTGTACCATATCTAAATCTAACATTATCACAATCTACCCATTGACCTTCTGCTGTGGTCTCTGAAATCTGTTTATTAATACCGGGCTGAAATCCTATTTTTTGTAGCATAACGGGACTATAATATAGATTTTTCTTAAAATCTATGGATTATTTCTTTTCAAGTTGAATATGTTCATCTTCAAAAGAACGCAGAGAAAGTGTTTCTTCTGGTAAATATTCATTAATGTCTGCAGCTAATTGCACTAAATGATTACCTATTTGTTTTAAAGAAAAAGCACTTATTTCAAAATATCCTTTATCTTGTAATATTTTTATCTCTTCATCAGTAAATATAATTCGACCTGACCCATCTTTTTTATTTTGTAATATTTTCATTTATAGCATCTCCTTTGTGGTTGGCGTGATCTCCATTAGCATCAACATAGTGTAAAAAAAATTGTATATGATAATCACCTTCATAGGGTTCTCTCCAATGTGAAATATCACAACCCTTATATATCACACCATCTCCTGGTTTTAAATCAATTTTATTGCCATCCATATAAATAGGCCATTTATGTTCTCCATCCGATCCTACAAAAATTGTAGCACTTATTTCACAAGATTTTCTATCTTTATGTTTTAATAACTCTGATCCATAAGTATAACATCTCCAAAATGAATATGTTTCATTAAGTTTTAATTTAATATTTTTTTCAAATTTTTTCTTTTTATTTACTAAAAATACTTCTGTTAAAGGATCTTTATAAAAAGCAGTATCTGCACAATTTTGAGTGTAATCAAAACTATCAGAATTATGCATATGTTTATTTTTAAAATAACTATGCGCTAGTTTTATTTCATCCGCACTTAAAACTTTAGGTATTATCTTATATTTCCAATTTAAGCTATCCATGATACAACTGAGTAACGCGTTCCTTTTGTAACAGGTGATATAGAATGAGGATACATAAAATTAGATGGCCACATTACACATCTACCTGGAGCTGGTTTTATTGTTTGATATATTTCATTAGTTAATGGATTATGAAAATTTAATTCACCACCTTCATAATCATTATTTAAAAATATAATAACACTTACAGTTCTAGGGAATTTACCATGATTATCTATATGCTGTTTATAAAAACCCCCTACTTCATATTTTAAAAGATCTACAGATTTAATTGAAGTAGCTGTTGTAGGATATTCATTATCATATTTATTAAAAAATTTATCTCTAATAATATGCCTTATATAATGACCCCAATGTGCTGAAGATAAATTATTTTTATCTGCATTAGTAAAACTATGCACTTTTGTGTTTCTTATATTTTTTCTAACTCCTTTGTCTGTTTTATTATTGTTTTCAAGTATTATGCCTGCATCTTCAAACTTAACTTTATTATTTGCATATTTTATCAAACTTGCAATTTGTCTAACATCAATATCACCATCGTATATCTTAATAAATTTTTCTATTTCCATGATTTTTTACTCCAAAACATTGTTTTATAAGCATGAAGCAGTCTTTTTGTTGCTGTTAAAATATTTGCATTTTGATCTGTGTAATCTTCTTTTATCTCCATTTTCCAATCCTCTCTTTTAAATGGAATACATTGTGCTATAGGTGTTCCTATTTTAACAACAGTTTCTAAAACAGGGTATTTATCTCCGTTTAAAACTATTGGAAAATTAATATAAGTAGGAAAATTATCAGTATCAACTATTCCAGATATAATTTCAAATCTATCATCTCTATTGTTAAGAGGAGGGATAAATAAACAAGAATAACCTGGTGGAGTTTTAATTCTAAAAGGATTAACTATTTTATAAATAGGAAAATTACTATTTGTTTTAACAAAAGGACATCCTCCTTCTTTACCTCCTAATTGTTTTATAGGGTGTATTGCAGGGGTATTTGTATTTACATTTAAATTTAATTTATTGGCAGCATCTGATTCACGTCCAAATGAATAATTAAAAGAAGAATCTTTTTTAACTCCTTCAGTATAGTTATGTTTTATATAAAGATCTTGTGGCATTTTTAAAATATATCCTGCTGTTAAAGCATCCGCAACGGGTCTACATCCTTTTATAGTTCTATTTTTCATTGTGTGTTTTAATTTTTTATACCAATCAGGTAAATTTTTAACTGCTCTTATTGGAAAAACTTCCTTAAGAATAGACTCAGTTTTTTCAGGATATAAAAATTCTATTACATTATCTTTCATAATTCTAATATGAATATATATAATTAATTTAAAAAGTAAAGTCTTATATATAATAAAGGCTTACAAACTTATTAGCTTGTTTAGCTTTAAATGAGATTGATGTTGTGGGATAGGTAATACTTGAAGTATCAAAATTAGTTACCCAATCAAGAGCAGAAGTTACTTTACCTATTTGTGAATGATTAGGTCTTTTATTTATAAACTTAGTTAAACGGTCTTTATATTCTTGTATATCATCGTCAAATCCTTCTTTAGACATAAGATTATTTTCTTCCTCTAGTTCAGCCCAAGGAAAATCTTCAAAAGTATGTGGATCATTTTCTACTATAGCGTCTTTACTACCATCTGCAAGACTGTCAAATTCTTCATCTGTTATTTCAACAGTTTGAATAGTGTTAACTATTCCATTATGAAGATATTGTAAGTCTGCATCTGTTTTAGCTGCTTTAATAAAAGTTGTTGTACCTTTAGGTAAAGGTTCTCCTGTTTGTTTATGAATTTCATTTTTAAAAACTAAATAAGCCATAATATTAACCTATATCCTCATAAACAACTAAAGATCCATCTTTTCCATTTTTTCCACCTGTAGAAAATCCAGCTCCACCTTGGCCAGCTTGTGGTCCTGCTCCTGCAGCCCCACCTAATCCACCATAAGTGCTTCTTTGATCACCTGGAGCAGCTTTTTGATAAATGTTATTATAAAAAGAACCAAATAAAGTTTGATATCCATCATCTGATCCCTTGTGAGACATTCCTTCAGGAACAAATAATACGTCATTAGATTCTGCAAATGGATTACCATCTATATAAGCATAAGATTCATTTTGAAGTGTTCCAGGGTTTCCTGCTGCTTGTCCATTTTTTTGACCACCGTTTCCAGCGTTAGCTACTAAGTTTGTATTAAAACTTGATGCTGTTCCTGCTGATCCAGCTTGGTGATAAGGACCACCAGCTCCACCAGCTCCGAGTGTGTAAGGAACTGAATAAGGTTGTGATATAGGTATATTGAAAAATCCAAAACCACCATATCCACCAGTTTTTCCAGGTTCTCCACCATTTCCGGCTCCACCGCCGCCTCCAGCTCCTCTTAAATAAACGTGAATTTTAGTTGATGTAGATTGAGCTGTAAATGTAGCAGTTCCATCATCATGTTTTTGAAAAGTTCTAACCATGTTACCACCACCTGCAGCACCCGTAGATGCAGCTATAATTCTTCCAGAAGAATCAACAGTAATATCTGCTGTTGTAAAACTTCCTGATGCTGGTTTAATTATTCTAGGCATTAATTATCTTTCCTCCTTAAAATTAATCAACCATTTCTACATATGAAACATGAAAAGCTAGATCGTTTGCAGCTCCTGCTGTAACAGCTATT